TGCTGAGTCTACTTCATCGTAGAATGTCTCGGTTCCAGTCTGACTGGAGTAACGTGATCTCATTGCGAAGATCAGTCCAGTAGGACCAGACATTGGTTGAACACCAGCAACGTCATATGCCACCAAGTTAGGCATAGCACGACGGATTAAGCTGATGAGAACTGGGTCGAAACCAGCAACAGGACCAGCAGCAGCTGCACCACTACTGAAACCAGCAGCATTAACGTTAGAGTTAGTACTGTTTGTTGGTTGCTCAGTTAGCATTGAAGTGCCAGTTTCAAAGGCACTTTGCTCTCTTAAAAATCTTTCTTGGTTTTCTAACAGGACGGCGGTAACAGATCGCTTATGTGAATCTGTAATCTTCTCTGAACCTTCATGGTCGAGGAGAGGAGCCCACTTTTCCTGCAATTGTTCTGATTGGAACATTTGCTTTAATTAATTGTGTTTACGTTTGATTTAATGTTAAATTCAGTTACTTGCTAACCATTGACATTGATTTTAGGTATGCAGCCATTGACGCTGAATGTGTTTCAGGTGCGGCTTCCATTCCCTCTGAGAGTGTCTCGGTTTTAGCAGTTGTTGGAACATTATGAACTGATGGGAAATAAGATTCCTTCAGTGTTTCCAACTTTTCACGATATTCTGTCTCACTTTCAAACTCTACACTTTCGGAAAGTGAAGCAAGTTTTTCCTTCTGGGTGTCTGCAAGACCCTCAGAAACGGAATCGAAAATGCTATCTGCTGTTGCCCCCGCTAGGCGTTGGTTAAGCGAAACATTTTTCTCAATTTGCTCATTGAGTTTTGTTTCCATATCATCTAGTTTTTCTACCATACTCTCAAGTACATCATATTTTTCTTCAGGGATTGATACATAATGTTCTTCAAAAAGACCTTTTAGACCAGTCATAAAGGACTCTGTGAGTTCTTCTTTAAGACCAGTTTCTACTGCGAGTTGGTTCTCAGTGAACCATTCGTCAGCAACATACTCAAGATAGGAATCAACACGCTCATTAAGTGCGCCTTTGATTTCCTCAACTTCCTCCAAGAGTCTTTGATCGTACTCAGCAGTAAGAACTTCCTTGATTTGTACAACCTTACCTTTAACAGCGGCTTCTAGGATAGTCTTTGCTTTTTCTTTAAACTCTTCGGAAAGTTCTTCACCTTCTACAAGAGCTTTAACATCTTCTTCGATGCTGATCTCTTCGTAATCAGGTGCTTCTGCAACAACTTCATCAGTTGCTACTTCTTCAACTACTTCCTCTTCGGATACTACTTCATCAGTAGTTACCTGATCTTCTTCGATTACCTCATCGGTAACTTCGGCATCCTCAGGTATCTTAACAGGAGTTGCACTTTTACCAGGTGCTTCTGCTTTCGCAGCTCCTTTATTAACAATGTCTCTAACTTGCTTAAGTGATCCACCTGCTGGTTTCAACTTAGCGGAATCGTTAGTAGGACTGTAATTATCAGGTGTAGGTCCACCTAGATCCTCTACCTGTGCTTGATTGCCAGGTGTTGAGACACCAGATGCATTGCTACCTGCTTTTGGAAGTGCTTCGTCTCCTGCTGCTGCGTTTGCATTAACGGCAGTTTTGGATTGCACAGTGCCTACTTCCATTTCCTGTAATTGTTTGTCACTAGACATTTGTTAATACTCCGAATTGATCTGTAGTTAAAATCTATATTTATTTATAAAGTTGATGTTTACAATGAGTTAATAAACTCATTAAACAAATTTAATTTATGCTCTTCGAGTGCTTTTTGCTCTACCAGAGTGTCAATTTTTTTCTTAGTTTGAGAAGCAAGTTGCTCACGGAAAGTGTTTCCTTCCCATACCCACTCCTTACCTTCCATGATACCTTCAACGAAAGCATCAGGTGCTGATGGATCTGCAACGATATCAGCAGCAGTTGCCAACATGAAGTCATCACCAACAACATTAAATCCTTCTTTGGTTGGTTTCAATGAACCAATGCCACGAGAAGAAACGCCCAGTTTAACACCTTCCTTAATAAGTGAAGATGCAATTGAACCCATTGGTGTGTCGAGAATTTTCGCTCTACCAATGAAATTAGAACCGTGCTCTTTTAAAGAGACGATTTTATGCGAAACCCTATCAAGATTCACAGTTGGACTATCGGGATGACCCAATTCTCCAAGTGCTCTACCAGATTGAACATTGGACTCGTTATAACGTCCAACTTCTTTACGTAGAGTATCAATAGGATACATACGACCATTTCTGTTCGTAATGTTTCCTTGAAGGAAAATACCTTCAATATAAAGATTCTGCCTACCAGACTTTAATTTCTCAGTAATAAACTTAACAGATTCAATTTCTTCTCTAATGAGTTTCATTGGAAATTAACCCCCAGTAATTTGAACTTGTTGACAATGAACAAAACCTTCACCAGCAGCAGTTCCTTTAAGAGCAGCTGCTCTCCAACATGAAACTAATCGTGCATTACTTGATATACTAGTTTGAATTAAACTACTATTAGTATTAACGATAATTTCTACATTATATGGATATTCGTTATTAGGAAAATTAGCACGAGTATTAATCGACGATACCGTTGTAATTCCGCACAGATTTTTCCAATAAGGATCAGATGTATCTGTATCACAATCCGTTAGCATCACTGTTTGTCCTGGAACAAATTGTGATCCTTGACCTTCTGCCACTCTAAATGCAGTGGTAGTTCCAGTAGTTACTCCGACAACAGGTTGAGACCTTACTTGTCCAATAGAAAATACTGAGGGAACATCCCTTACTGCTAAAAAATCAGCAGTTGTTGCTGCCATATTAGGTGCAGTTGCAATAGCGACGTGAGCATGACTAGCTCCCACTGCTACCACTCTTATATAAGGAGTTTGTTGAGTGGTCGCTACAGAAACTGTATTAGCAGTATCTACTCTAATGTTAGGACCAACCGGATTTATAACGGCCATTATGGATACAAATTCATTGTCTTATTTATTTATAATTACTCTTCGGCCTGTGTATCTTGTGCAGCAGCAGTTTCACCACTAATTGCAGCCGCTGCATTAGCAACCGCAGCAGTAGCAGCTTGTTGGTCACCAAAAGAAGCTTGTGCTACTTCGGGACGATATGTATCAACTTTCTCCGCAGACTTTGCAAAAAGCATATCTTTGATTTTATCACTTATATCAGATGGTGATTGATCAGCAATAATCATATCCATTAATTCTTGTTGCACATCATTAGCTACTTCATCAGCAGTTTCTTGATCCGCATTCATTTCAGTTTCAGTATCAGGCATTGTATTAAATGTGAGTAATCGTTAATATTTATGTATCATTCCCACTAGGGGTAGAGTCATTACTAGATGCATCTACGTCATGATGGGTATAATTATAATCAGTAATCATAGCAAATAAACGTCCTTTATACCAATCGACGAATTCCATTTCTTCTTTTGGTCTATCAGGTTCCCCTTGCCAAACAGTTTTATAATTATCAAGAGAACTGTATATCATACGTACTTCTCTTATATTAAATCTTTGTTCAGCCCACCACTCCATGTCATCAGAATCTCGGCGGAAATCATAATCATCTTTCTTTCCACCGAGTCCCATCAAATTTCTCCGCCTTTTGGTTTAACCAAATTAGCGTCAGATTGTGCAACAGAAGTATCAACTGCCATAGATCTTAAAGCAGCATCGGGTTCAGCTTCAGTAGCACCAAGTTGAGTTGGATCTACTGGTCTCATTCCACCACTACCTTCTGGATCCAACATCATATCCTGTTCAATTGCAGCAGGATCTGGAATAATACCATCCTTAATTTCTTTCTTAATCAACTTATCCTGTTCAAGAATTTCATCATCAGATTGACGTAATACCTTACGACGTACCCAATCCTGAGAATAATACTTACCAATATATGGTTCAGTAGTTGCAAGCAATGCTAATCTTTCATTTTGAAGTTCTGCTTCCTTTAATTCTGTGAAATGATTGTCATATAAAAAGTCATATTGTATATGCTCACGCATTGTTTCCCAATCTTCTGGGGTGACAATATTCTTTAAAATTAACTGAGTTTTAAGTAAATCATTAAACATTCCCGCAAATCTTTTACGTAAACGTGCAACAAACTTACTAAATTTAACCTCATCTCTTAGTATCTCTGAGGATCTTCCCAGATTAAATCCTCCGTCTCCCTCCATTCTTGATGGGGGTACGTTGAGCGACCTATATAATTTCTTTTTGAAGTACTCAATATCCGTGATTTCACCAAGGTTTTGACCTCCTGGTAAAGTAGAAATTTCAGTTCCACGACCTCCTTCCCTTCTAGGGAGCCAGAAATCTTCAAGCATTGCCATGTACTTCTTGTCATCGCGAACCTCCCCAGTAGCAGCATCGTAAACAAGTTTGTTACGATATCTCATCATAACATCTCTTAAATACTGTTCTGCTTTTACTTTTGGAAGATTACCTACATCAATATAAAAAATTCTACGTTCAGGAGCACGAGATAAACGATATATTACTAGGGAATCCTCAATCATTCTTAATTGATTGAGTGATTTAATTGCTTTATGAAGATATGAAAGTACTGATCCTTTATTTCTATCTACTAAACCAGAGGTACAATATGCAATAGAATCTTTGGTCATTTTGATTCCAGCCATTCCACCCATAGATGAAGGACTACCTACGGGATACATTGCCTTAGGATTGTAGATAAAGAATTCATCCATTTCTGGGAATTCAAAATCCTCTGGGTTATCACTGCGAGGAACGAGTGCCATCCCCATTTTATCCTTTTCATCCTTTCTTTGTTTTCTTACATAACGCATTTTCATTGCGTCAATATAACGCAACTCTTCAATACCAAGATGAGGATTCTTTAAATCAATTACTTTATGGTAATATAATCTACCATCAATATACCAATTCCTATAAATTTCATGTGCTTTCGAGTCAAAATCTAATAATTCTTTAATATATTTAAATTCATCTCTAATCTTTTTTTTAATACCATCACTAGCATTAAGATTTGAAAGTTCTATTTCTACGGGACTATCATGACTATCTGCTACAATTGCTTCATTTACAATATCTTCAATTGCACTATCACACTCTGGATGAAGTGCCATTTCTCGATAGCGTTTAATAAGTTCAAATTCAGTTCTATAAACACCTTCAATGTCAACATAAGAACCAAAAAAACCACTACTCAAATAATGCTCTACCCCGTCCGCATCAGTTGGCGGAACGGGGGAAATAGCGTCTTTTGGTAGTTGATCGGTATCCTCTATCGAGAACCCAAATAACTTAGCCATAATTTATTCCAAGGATTTTAGACTATACTAATATTTAGTTAGTCTAATTATAGCACATTATCTAGTTATGTGGGAAGAGTTGAACCAGTATTTGCTTCATATCTAATATTAATAGATTGTACTGCAAATTCTACATCAAATTCTTCAAGAGTATCACCTGTATCATATGAAAGTGCAATATCACCAACAGTTACAGGCCAAATATCTACAAATTGATATGCTGCCAATACCTTACGGTCCTCGGTAGCAAGAGTAGTAGTTTTGGAAACTGTATCCTTTCCTCTACCTAATTGCTTGACATATCCTTGTCTCATATAAGAATCGGGATCAGTAACACCAGTATTAGTATCGAGCTGTAAAATACCTTCACTCCATTTTTCCATTGCTCTTCTAATATCAAAGGCAGCATCATTAATAACAGTGATTGACCAGTTATCAATCGTTCTGTCTCCTGAAACTTTAAAATTACGACCTCTAAATGGAACATCAATTGCTGCTATATTCTGAGCAGGTAGTCCCGTTGCTTTACATAAGAAATTTAAATTACCCTGAGCATTGGTATCCCCATTCCAATTTAAAGCAAATGGAACATCGGGTATATCAACCTCGAATAAATTGGGTCTTGCACCGCCTCCTGCGAGGCGAGATTTAAATTCTGAAATCGTTTTTACGGCCATTGTCTTTTGATCCTCCTGTTGTTATTTAGATTTAATGGTTAAACTCTTCCAGCCACTTCCTCGAAGCTAACACCTGTACGTGTAGCAACAAAGGTTAAGGTGACGTAGTTGATAGACTTCGCAGGCTTCAGGAAGATGTCTGCGCGGAATTCATTATTATCAATAACATCAGGAGTGTTATTTGTAGTATCACAAACAACTAAGAATCCATAGATTCCTCTCTTTGCCTGAATATCACGAAGGTAAGGTTCAACAATGTTACGGAAGTTTGCTCTTGTAATCTCATCATTGAGTTCAAAGAGTTGTGCTTCTGCTGCTTTCTCCAATGCTTGCTCAACTGTGAGGAACAAGCGACGAACGTTAATTCTATCGAATGCAGATGCATAACCAAGTCCAGTCTTATCACCAAAGAGAAGTGTTCCTGTTCCAGGTTGAGTTACAACTGAATTAACTCTTTGTGGATAGAGAAGATCTCTTTGTGCTTTGTCTGGGTTATATGCAAGTTTAACGGCGTTGTTAAGTATACCACGCTGTTGACCCGCAGGTGAGAACCAAGGATATGCATTAATCCCAGTTCTACATGTTAGTCCAGCAATATCACCGTTAGCGGGAATATAGCGGAACTTGTTATTAAAGCGATCATAAGTGTACTTATAACCACTATCAAATACAGCATAAGAAGAAGAACTTAATGCACTGAAGTAATCAATAAGATTATTGGTTTGAGTATCAGAGTTAGTAACACCAACTACGTCTGCTCTGTGTGGTCCAACGAAAGCAACACAATCCTTTCTTTCTTGTGCAAGAGAAATGACTTTATTTGCTTTTGCTTGTGATTCTGCCTTCGTAGACATTCCTGGACCCATAATGATATAATCAACATCTTCTTTATCCTTATTGGATATCTTATTATAAGATGTCATCAAATCTCCAAGAGATGCAGTGTATCCACCGAATGTTGTTCCACCACCAATATTAGCAGTAGAATAATCATCACCACCATTAAGAGTATATGCTACTCTACCAATTGCGTTAAATGTAACACCTTGTGCATCTAATCCCCATGAACCCCCTGCTGTTGTAACAGGAGTAGTTGCAGTTACAGCAGTATTAAATCCTGTTGCTTGTGGAGCAGTATTCCAGTAACTAGAAGCAGTTTCACCAGGATTACCACCTGCGTAAATATATGATGAATTATCAGCCAAATACTGTTCGTACCAAATCTTCTGAGGAGAATTAACAGCAGAAACTGCATCCAGTGCCTTGGAAAGATCTATATGCTTTTCAAGAAGTTGTCCTTGGATACCACTTATTCTACCGTCGTCATCAACAACAGCAACGTGTAATGTATCATTATAAGAATTTCTATCACGGCACCACTGACTTGTAACAGGTTTTGGTGCAATAGACTTCCAATAAACTGTAGAATTAGTAAGTCCTAATGTTTGTTGATTATACCAATCCTGAATACCTGTTCCATTATTGATAGAAGAATCGCTAAGTTGATATCCATCAACTGAACCAGAGGCATTTCCTAATGCTCTTGTCTTACCATCAGCATCAGTAAACCATATGTAAGATCCTGTTGTAAATGCAGCACCTACATTTCCTTCTGCATAATCAATAAGAGTTGTAGTAGTACCACCACCAACTGTTTCTACACGACAATTGATCTTAACATCAATTATACTGTTACCAGCATTAGACGTATCAGTCGTCATACCAGTAATAATTCCTTTTAGATAACCTGTAAATGCATTAGCAGTACCAACACCTGCTATTGTATATCCTGCTATATTTGAAGTAACAGCAACACCAATAGTAGCACCTGCACCTGCTAAATTGGTAGTATTAATACCAAGTTGTTGATCGGCATAATCATCAATAAAGCAAACCTTTAATCCATTAGACCAAGAACCAGGGTTCTTAGCAGCATATTGGAAATTAGATGCATCAGAATGATTAAGCATGTAATCATCATAATTATCAATTCTACCACTACCCGTCATGGATACCGTAGAAGCAGCAATACCTGCGTTAGCATTAGAAAGGAAAGGACCTCCTGTCCTTACTATCTTAATAACACCTCCATATGTTAGGAAAGAAGAAGCGGTCATCCAATACTCATATTGAGCATCTTGTGACTGTGGCTTACCAAATACATCTATAAGCTCTTGTTCTGTATTAACTTCTGTTGGTTCATCAACAGGACCTTTAACGAAAGGGCCTGCAATCGCACCAATATTATCTAATACGTTTTCAGCTCTTCCTACTGTTAGGTCAACCTCCCTTACCAGTACTCCAGGAGATAATTGTGGAGTTGCCATGTTTTTTCCTAATTTCAGTTATCTAGGAATTATTTATTGATCGGACACTTTACATATACTCCCACATATATGAGCTATCTCCATACTCATCTACATGCCACAGATCCCCCTCTTTATCTACAAAAGTTTCTTCTGAGTTTCCATCTGTCATAAAACCAAAAGGTGCCATATCTTGTTCAATTGCATTCTTTTGTTCTTCATATAGTCTCTTTCTTACATCCTGATCCGTAAGTTCTTTAAAATAATCTTGTGCAACTAACCATGCATAGATAACCAGACACATTGCAAGGTCATCATTACACCCTTCTTCTGCTTCAAATGAATTACTTTTTTGAATAAAAGTAGTTAATTCACTCATAATTTCATAATCACAAGTAAGAAGTTTATCTTCTTCAATTAAAGTCTTTAAATTAAGAGCACCGACTTTCTTCACCGTCTTAGACATTTTAAGACCTAATTGAGTTTTCTTTCCAGAAAATCCTTGACCCACTACTTGCCCTGCTCTTCCTCTCATAGAAGACATTAATAAATTAGGATACTCTAAATCATAATTTAAAATAGATGCTACTTGATCTCCTACATCATTTACTTCACATAAAACAAAGGCATCATTGTATTTCCTTCCCACATCATTAATAATACTGGGAAAAAGCATAGGTTTAATTTCATTGTTTCTATACTTTGCCACCACAGAATGAGGGAATTCAGTTATATCAACCACTACAAATGCAGAGTAATCCTTTGATACTCCTCTGGCCACATCCACTGCAATAGCATAATCATGAACTGGTTGAGGAGCTACATAAACATCTAAACCAGCACTTGTAGTTTCTGGGGTTTGATAAACCATCGTCCTTAATTTACTAGGAGCAATAAGGGTATCAACCGATCCTAGGAATTCACACTCAAACTCAATCTTGAACTGCTGTTCCGAAGTGTTGGCAATAGTTTGCTCTTTCCAAACTTCATCTCTTCCTGGTACTTCCGACCAATGAACATCAGTTGGTACATATTCATTCTTTCCTCTTTCAGCATCGTGCCAATACCTATAAAAATGATTCATCCCGTGAGGGGTAGATACCATTATTACTTTCGTTGATTTACCAGAAGTAATAGTAGGATAAACAGAGGCAAAGAACGACTCAGCAATGTGATTCGGGACGAAAGCGAACTCGTCGAGAAAGAGGATGTTAAATGACATACCTCGGACAGCACTTGCAGACGTAGAAGCAGCCAGTATCTTTGATCCGTTTTCAAGTTCTAAACTCCCTTTATTCCATGATATAATTCCTTGCTGCATCCACTTAGGTAAATTCTCATAAGCAGTTTGTAATCTCCCTAATAAATCTCTGGCAGTTGCTGCTTTGTTAGCAAGAATACCAATGTTTACGTTATCATTAAACACTGCATAATGCAACAAATATGCAACAGACGTAGTAGATTTACCCGTCTGACGAGGCATCTTACATATATTAAATCTATTATCGTGAAATTTTCTAATTAAACCTTCTTGAAAGTCATAAGGTTCAAAAGGAACAAGACCCTCATCCAAGGAAACAATCTTTACATGTTGTTTTGCGAAATAAACAGGATCTGATTTACATGCCATAAATTCAAGAATTTGATCTTTTGTAAATTCTTGTTTGACGTTTGCTTTTTTTAAAAGAGGATTACCTAGATAAACTTCATCAAGTGCCATAATTAATCTCCTATTTAATTTCCTGTTTGAAGAAGAGGTGCTTGAGGATCATAATCTGTTACTTCAAAACTATGAAGTTTAGCAGTAGGATATACCTTTTGCAATTGATCTAATACCTCTTTACGAGATGGTTTCTTCGCAGATGGGAAGAACATTTGAATACTCATTGTTCTTCCTCTCCATGCCAAATATATTTGCAATATATTTCCTGGTTTATTATAGTTGGGAACTCTACGTATTTCTGTGAGTTCTGCTGGATCTTCCCATTCAACAGTTTGTTGAGTAGGTACAAGAGGTTCTGGTTTAATAAGATCTATAACTTCAAAAGCAAGACCGCCTGTTGCATTTCCAATTTGTAATGCATCTCCTTCTTGGACGTTATTTTCAGCAAACCATCCTCTATTTACTTCCACTGCTGATACAACATCACCATCAGAAGATACTGGTAAAAGAGTAAAGGGATTCAAAGGTTTAATACTTTCAATAGTTCCATCTTCCTTAATAAATGCAATATCAAGTGGAATACGAGTATCTTTCATATGAAAAGATTTTTGTCCCACTTCCTCAAAAATAAAAAGCATCCCCCTGTCATAGTCTAGACTTTCTCTGAACATAAGACCTAATCTAAACTCTGTATTAGTCTGAGGAACTTCTAATTTAAGAGGAAGTCTTATTCTTTCTTCTACATTAAGAGTCTTTGGATAATCTTTATCACCAGGTTTTGCTGGTTTCTCACCACGCTTTCTTTTAGCATGAATATTATCCCAAAGACCTTTTTTCTTCTCTTCACCTAATTCCTTCTGACGTTTTTTCATTGCTTTTGCTCTATCTGCATTTGCTTCTTTCTTTTCTAACTCAAATACTGCCTTTTCCTGAGCTTTTAATTGAGCATCAGTTACTGCTTCAGAAACGCCGCCACCATTGCTACCACCATTCCCCCCATTACCAGAGCCATTAGAACCATTTCCATTACCATTCGCACCATTCCCATGTCCGTTAGAATGTCCGTTACCGTTCCCATTACCATTTTTTCCATTACCATTTTTCTTTTTCTTAGGCTCTAACCATCCACCATATCCAATTCTCATTCCACTAGGAATTGGCATACACTTCTTTTCTTTCGTGCAGAAATAATAACCTTGCTTACAATCCTTCATGGGAAAAACCTATACCCTATCTTTTATTTAGGAATCCCTTAAGATTTTGTTTTCTTACTGCGTTCTGAGTATTTCTAGATATAAAATCCAGATACTCGTTTGATGCTTTTACCATAGTATCGATAGATTCACCATCTCCTGCGGAACTATCTAAGGTTAGGTGTAAAACGGGATATACACCACCCCAATTTGCATAAATCGGTTTGTTTATTTCTTCGGGAGTCTGAAAATCCTGAGATAATAAATCCATATCCCCAATACTCCTATTATGCAATTTTAATGAATCAGGAAAAAGTTTCACATCGAATCCAGCAACAGGATCTTCGGCATCTGCACTGAAACCTGGAACATTAACATTGGAACGAGTCCAGTTAGTAGGTTGTTCTTGAAGAAACTCTTTAAAAGATTTCATATTATAGGTTAGAAATAGTGAGGTTATTAACAGCACCAACACCGACCCATGAACTTCCATTATAAATTTCTAACTGTCCCGTAGTAGTATTAAAGATAAGAGCACCTGTATTAACCGTAGTAGCATCCCTTACTACAGTAGTAATTACTGGTGGATAGAACATTGTAGAAGCAGTAACTACACCAGCAAATACTGCATTACCGCTAGGCAATATAGTAGCCCCTACACCAGTACCACCATCATAATCATATCCAACATTAAGTCCACTTCTAGCAGTAACAAAACCAATAGAGTCTACATTTTTTACATTCTCTTTAAAGATAGTTCCTGCAACAGAAATATCTCCATCAAAATAGGCAACAACTGTGGTATTAGCTAATCCTGTTGCTCCAACATATAAGGGATATTCTTCTTGTGCCGAAGATGTATTAATACCAACATACCTTGTTGTACTGACACCTACTGAATTAGAACCCCAGGTTCCACCTGCACCAGCAACTCCGCCACCTTCTGCTCCATACCAAATCTTTTTGGTGCTATCATAAGTAAGCACCATATCATTCTCAAGTTCGCCAGCATTATATTGAGTTTTAATACCAACATCATCAAGATCATCTAACCAAACAGCACCACCACCACCTAAAACAGATAACTGCTGCTGAACTCTATTAACAAATAAACGATAATGAGATGCTAAATCTTCCAGAGTAGCATATTTCTGATCTAATGGTGTTAAGGGATCAGAATTCTTTACATCAGGAGGAATATTTAAAAGACCTTCATTAATAACAGTATTTCCTACCCTCACAGTAGGAGAAACTTTTTCCTCATATCTTTCTATGAGTTGCTCTAACCGATTAACTTTCTCAACTAATTCTTTCTTTACCTTAAATAAATTTTCATTATTAGTATCTGTAACTTCTTTTACTAAATTATCTACTTTTAATTTTGTCAGTAGATTTTTAAATTCTTCTTGTAAAGAACCAATATGTTTTTCGTTTACAGTAAAATCTATCTTCATCTCTTTTAATTGAGAAGATAAATTCTTTTCAAAATTAACAACGGCAGGAACTACCGCATTTTTCATTTCATTATAATACTTAGAAGTACTAGTATCTAAATTTTCTTGTAACTCACAAATATTATCTGTAAGACTTTCTTCGATTGTATTAATCTTAGTTTCAAAATTGGTCAGAGAATTTTCATATTGAACTTCTTTTGCTTTAAAATCCCTAGAAAGATCATCATAGGTTCTAGATAAATCTTTTGATTTATTAATTAACTTTTCAATAGTTGCAGTTTTCTCTAAAAGAACCTCATCAATTTCAATGTCTTTATTATTAACTCTTTGCTGTAAATTAACAACATTCTTATTAATCTTAGAAACTTGCTCATCTAGATTTTTAGATATTTCTTTAACCTCTTCTTCGGTCTTTAATTTAGAATCTACTAAAAGTTTTTTATATTGGGGAATTTCATCATTAATAAATGAATCAAAATCTTCTGTGATTCCTTTGATCTGAGATTCATATTTTTCTTCTATCTCCTTTGCAGTCTCTTTAACTAATTTTTCATTAGCAGAAATCTTTTCTTCCGTTCTTACCTCAGTCTCAGCAAAAAACTTCTTATATTTTGGCAATACCTTTTCTAAAAGAGATTCAACCTGTCCTTTAATTCCTTTAACTTCGGTCTTTACCGAAGAAAGACTCTCTTCATTGATTGCTTCAATCTCAGAACCAATCTGAGCAAGATCATCATTAAGGGTAGTTACTAAACTTCCAATCGAATCCTTTACATCCTCTTTGAAAGTAACAAACCTACTATCAACTCTAGTTTCAGAATCAACAATTAATCTCTTATAAGCAGGTACTTCTTCTCCTATAAAACCTTTTACGGTTTTAGTTAATCCATCAAAATCCGTTTTTATATCTAAGATACTTTTTGAATTTAAAGTCTTGACTTTATCTTGAACATTTCTTATAGACTCTTCTACGAAAAGAAGTTGTGCAGTCATTGCACCATCCAGATCTTCTTTATTAATAAGATCTTTAATTCCTTCTCTTATTTCTTCTACACTTTCTGATAAAGTATCTACTTTTTCAACATTAGATTTAAATGTATCAAATGTATTAGTAAAATCAGTTAATGCTTGAATATGATCAAAATTGGATTTAAAAGAATTGAAAGCTTCTGAAATTCTCTCTACTTTTTCAGGAGTAGCATTCTCCTTAACTTCATCTAGTGAAGTATTAGGATTCTTTATATAAAATTCTGACGGTTTCTTGAGTGGCACCTAAAAATACTCCATCTACAATTATATTTATTTTACTGCTTTTTGGAGGTTTCTCCTTTGATCAACTTTGCCAAATCAGCAGTAGATCCAACAAATAAAGCATTATTAGTTACACTGGTAGGACCTTTCTTATCTTCCTCATTAACTTCCTTAATTTTTTTCTGAAGGTCTAATAATTTATCAGTGGCATCAGAAACACTTTTAATTAATTGTCCTGCTACTTCATATGCTCTTGGCATCTCACTTTCTTGGGCAATTTCAAGAATACCATTAATTGCTTCTTGACCTTTTTCTATTATAGAATAAAGATTACCTCTGGTATATTCATAATCTTTGGTTATATCATCCTTGGTTAACCTGTCAGGTTTTTGGATGCCCACGGTAGATTTTTCCTCCTCTACCACCTCAGGAGTTATATTAAAAGCTTTATCTAATTGATTACTCATGAGATAATACCATCAAATCCAAAGTCATCACCCTCTTCAATAAGAGCATTATCATCCTGAACAACAGCATTATCAGCTACCGTAGGATTAACAACTCTTACTGAAGTTCCCTTAACATGAGAAGCAGCAGCCGTTCCATCCTGTGCTCTCATCACAACTATTGAATTATTATTAACAGTTGTAACAAGCATTTCTTCTTGATCAATATAGATGTATTGATCAACGGCAATATTAGTTGCATCTGTTAATGCAATCTCTACTTCGGTGAGATTAAGATCTTCATTAAGAGTAGTTACAACAGGACCATCGTAACTCTTAACTGCTCTTGGTGTAACAGTGTATGTAAGATCTCTGGAAGTATTCGTAGTATCTGTACCAGTAAGGTAACTAACACGAACCTTCTTAACAATATCGTCGGTAGCAGAAGAAACAGGACCAAACATGTAAGTTTTCGCCGTAAATCTTAAAGTATAAAGAAGAACTCTTCTCTGCTCAAAATCTCCTTCATAATCATCCTGCATTGTAATATTTTCTAAGACAATAGGAATATCTCTCTTCTCATTAATACTTCCAACTAAATTTACACTAACACTATATGCTGGTTGAAAATAAGGTAATATCTGCTCTGTAATTTGCAGTGCATCATCATTTAATTTACACATAACAGCAAGTTCAAATTGCATATTATATGGAACAGGCATATATGCCTTTTTCGATTCTGTCCCATCAGTAGGATCTTTTACTACAAATTGCTGAGTGGTAGTAACTTTACGTGAGGGATCATAAGTTAAACCAGTAAATTCAAAAGACATTCGTGGCAAAGTAATTGCCGTTGCCTTATTTAAATCTGGTGTTTGAGTTAAACGTGCTAAAAACTTCTGAGTAGGACCATATGCCAAAGGAACTCTTATATCAGAACCCTCTTGCTTAATAGTAATACCATTAAAAAGAGTACCAAACGCAATGATGGTTCTCCTCAAAATTTCGTTATAAAAATATTCAAACATTGTTATAGTCCTAGTATAATATATTTATACCCAACGAGTTACAGTCAATTCTATGGAGTTGTCATCCATCTCCCATTCTTCTGCAACTTCAAACCCAAGTTCTTTTACAGTATTATGAATACTCATTCTTGCATACTGTTGGGTTACTTTTTCAATGAATCTTTCTGGTGGTATTGGTTGACTCCAAGTTTGAAGATCTGTAACCAGTTCATAAACCCCGTCTTTATTCAAACGAAATCCAATGTCATCACCAACAGCAACATCCACTTGCCACTGTTTATGCTCATGATCAAGAGGATTTTCGAGTTTAACATCCTCATTTATATCATGTCCTAATAATTGAAGTGCTTCAAGTAAAATAGGTTTTTCTTTGATTTTTGTTTTTATAGTACTGAAATGTGACATTACGCGCACTCCGAATCGTGGGACCATTCTTCTACTTCTACCTCACCCGCCAATTGTTGAAAATATTCTGGTTTATGTTCTTTTTGAGATACAACACCTAGATTTTCTTCTATTAGAGAAGTAAGTTGTTCACATTCATTACCAACCGCACCTATAACCTCTTCGGTTACAGTTCCATCTTGTCGAATATTAAACTTAAGAGTTTGTTGTGTTGTCATGATTAAAATGCGTGATTGTGGACATCTACATCACCATGATCAATATTATCGACATGATCAAGATGGTCGATATGTTCAATATGACCATGATCAATATTTATATGCAATGGACCATCTTCAAGAATCTTAGCGATTCTTTCAAGACTGTCAGCGATACGTGCCAGATCTTTATTCATAGGAGAAGGGAGGATTATCCTATATTATAGCACAAAATATTTATGGTGTCCCGAATGGATTCTGTTCTGTAAAGTCTAAAATATCATCTGCTGCTTCTTCTATCTTCAAATTATCCGCAAACCCATCTTCCAATGGATCCAAATCAATCTGTCTTATTGCATGTACTGCACCTGATTGCTGACCTACTAATTTCTCTCCTAATGTCCATGATCCACTTACCGAAGCCAATTCTATTACATTTGTTTCTGCATTCCAAGTCCTTACCCTAGCAGTAGTGCTACTGATAGACCCAACGACTTCCTCATTAAAGTCGAAGTTACCACTATAGGTTACCCCTGCGCCAGTGATATTTAATATGGGTGCGGTACTATATCCCATACCAGCATTAGTTATATTGATAGCAGTAATACTGCCACTAGAATCCAAGACGGCAGTAGCAGCAGCACCAGCAGTACTAACACCAGTCTTAAATATTTCACTTGTAAAGGAAATAGTTGGACTTGTAGTATATCCACTACCACCTGCGGTAACGGTTACAATACCTATACCATCATTACTTACCACCGCAGTTCCTGCTGCACCACTTCCTCCATTACCAAATATACTAATTACAGGAGGATTAGTTATAGCATAACCCGCCCCCGCATTTTGTAAATCTACATTCTGAATCGATCTTGTGGCTGGATTAACTGCCTTATTACATACTACCATACCTGCAATAAAGCGTACTGTGGCGATACCAGTTATTCCACCTGATGGTGCAGAAGAAATAGCCACAGTCGGACCACCTAGATATCCTCCCCCTCTATTAGAAAGTTCAATGTATCTAATACCACCTGTAACAATACCCGTCACAGCAGTTGCTGTAACTCCTGTTCCCACCAAAGTAAGAGTTTGAGTGGGTCCAATAATTGTTGAAAGACCATCTCCTGCTACACCATCATAATCATCTCCAATTAGAGAATCATCAATTTCCTCAACCCCAGTATCAATAACCTCATCCTCGTAAACGAAGAGTTCACATCGAAGAGTATAAACATAAGTCTTTTTAAGTTGATAAAAAGGCTTTTCATGTTCTACAAACTTAATCTCAAATAAACGATCACCTAGCGGAAAATAAATTAGATCTCCTTCCTTAGGTCTAGTGGTAAGTTTTACATTAGCCTCATTTTCCATTAGAGGTTCAATATAAGTCTCCCACCTATCTTTTGAAATAGTTAATGTTACTTCATTCTTTTGCTCAATACCAAACTTTGATAATATTACAGGATTTTCCCCATAACCATCATAAGTATCCAAATATGCTTCTAAGGGATAAGCATCATCGAATTTTGATCTAACTACTTCTCTTATTACAGTTGTTTCTGAAATATATTTACGAGGTAAATAATGCACCTCAACACCATACATCCTCAACTGTTCGTTGATTAAATCTTGTACTAAATTTTGTTCAGATCGAGAACCTTGTTGAAAATACGGGTTAAGTGCCATATCATCCTATCATGTCTAATGGTGGAAGTTCATAAGTATTAGACATAATCTCTCTAATTCTGTCTAACTCTTTTTCCGCATCATCATATATTTGTCTTCCATTCATCTCTATTCCACCTGGCAATTTAACTCCATTAAATTTTAATAAATTTTGTCCCCACTGCTTTTTAATTAAAGCAACAGTATAAGGTTTCAAGAAAGAATCATTCCATACTCTTGTATAATCGGTTGGATCCATTGCTCTCCAACAATCAATAATCAAATAATCACCTGCTCTAAGACTACTCCAATCAATATCGAGATATAAACGATCTTGTCTTTGATTAAATCTTATTTGTTTCTGAGTGGTTAATAGGAACTCAATATCAGACAAATACGTTTTAGTCATCGCATAAGTCAACATCTCCAAAGCACCAAAAAAGTAAATATCATTTAAGAATAATTGATATTTAACACTAAACATATTATTGGTAATAGTATTTGCTCCATCAAAATGGAAAACTTTTGTACAACCAATAATAGCAGGAGGAATTTCTAGATAATTACTATTCTCCTCATAATCAAATTGTATCTCTGTTCCATTAATCGTAGCACTAGCACTGGTGGTAGTTATTCCTGTTACTCCCGTTTGTCCAGGACCTTTTCCTCTATCAATATCATCATCAGTTACTTTATACTTTAAATATGTCTGTGCTACCCCATCAAAATGTCTTTCCTGAAAATATTGAAGAGCATCATCAACAATATCCTCTATTTGCTCATCGGCAACATTAATTTCCAGTACAGGAGCACCTAACTGTCTTTTACAGTAATCTATAAATTGGGATCTGGAAGCTGGTTTAGACATCTATACAATACCTCTACAATATTTAGGGTGCCGAGGCAATACCCGCATAAACGAGTATATTACCATTTACCATATTATAAACAGTAGTAGCACTTCCTACTCTATTAAAAGTAACTGCTGTGCCTGGTAATACCTCTAACGGTGAAGTAGAGGCACTTCCAATATAAGCAGTAGACAAACCACCCGAAGATTCCGTAGCATTAATATAAACACTGGTTAGAGCAGAACCTACAGTTATCGAATCACCTACTGCAACATTTGTAATGGAATTGACAGTAAATGCAGTACTTCCTACTCCTACTGTTGATCCTACCGCAATAGCAGTATCAAGAACTGATTTGGTTTCAACCTCAGGAGTCATTAATATATTATATTCATATCTTCCTTCAGCAAGACTTCGTGTGGCTGTTGTACCTAATGAAATAGTAAATTGTCCATCATAAGCACTTGTAAATCCTACGGTGAAAGTAGCAGAAGCAACTGTTGTTGAACCTACACTGGTACTTTTTCTCATCTGAGCAGAACCCGTCCACCCTGTCAAATCATACTTTGTATTTGAAGTAGTAGTTACATTAAAAATATTTCTAAAATTAGCACCACCATAAAGGGCTAAATCCGCTGCGGATGGAACTCCTGCTTCGGGATCAAATGTAAAGCTTTTAGTTGACATTTGAAACTAACTCCTTAAGTAAAGATTTGATCTCATTAATTTCATTCTTTAAATTGGCAAGATCTTGCTCAATATTCTCAGAGTGTTGAACCTCTGCTTTTTTAGCATCACGTCTCGACATGTACTTTTCATAATCTAAATCATTAGTATTCACAATTGCACCAGTCTCAGAGTTTCTGAGCAAATCCACATGTCCTTTTACTCCGTAATATTCCATGTTAAGCTAATGCAATTACGCGAAGATCTTTCACTCTTGGTACATAAACTTGACTCTTAGAAGTCATCAAAATCTTAATCCTATAAGCTCTGAACGAAGGTAATTGATCAACACTAAATGTATAGTCCCTGAATTCTAAGGAATTACCATCAAATCCAGAAGAATTTGATTTGGGAACAAACTTATCAGAAAGACCATTATTATCTTCTTGTGCAATCACCTGACCTCTATTATTAAGATTCTGATATCCAGGGAATGGAATAAAAATAGGATCTACTGCTTCTTTATTATGAACAGAATAGAATAGTCTAATATCAGCATCCTCATGAATATGAGCAGCTAAAATTACTTTTAGAGATGTTGCATGATTTTCCAATAACATTTCCTTAGAAACATATTGGCAAGAAGTAGGATCAGTTTCCACCGTACTTATCCGATCATCAGTAGCATAATTTACAATCACATCATTAACCCTATTAGAAGTCAGAATGGTACTCATTCTTTGACCATCTACTACAGGACTAACATGATTATCAGCAGTATTAAGTGTAATAGTCATCTGTAATGACTTACTTCCCTTCACCTCCGATAAGAATGTATCTTCATTAAGTTTGGAAGCAATTATACGAGGACTATCGAGATAATTAGTTTGATTTAGGGTTAAAGGTTCAGAATCTGTTTGTATATAAGGAATCTCATCTCCACTGATACTTTTAGCATCAATCATTCGTGCAGTAGCACTTAGTGATGTAGAGGGAACCGTTATATTTTGAACCATAGGAGTAATAATTTCATATGGCATATTCTGAGTTGCTCTCACTTTATAACCACCACTTGATTTAGAATTATTAATATAAAGAGCAGGCCAACCTACATCAGTATTTCTAGCAGTACCATTCTTAGACATATCTAACTTAATATTATAAGAATCAAATGTAATAGCACCAGAAGTAGTTATATTAGTAGCATTAGGATAAGCGGATGTTGTAGTAGATAATCCATGAGTAGTATTAACTCTTAATAAGTTAACTCCACCTATTTCATATTTGTAAACAGGTGTTCCAACTGGATATGTTTTTTTAACAGAATTTGCAATACCTCTGGTACTTACACCAATCGTATTACCATTAACAGAACTATAAGAGATAATCTCTTGCCCAATCTTCATATATCCGTAGTTAGTAGTACCTACACTTACATTTTCAAAAGTAGAGAATTTAGAAGCATCTCCCACAGATATACTTCCTGTATCTCCTACATTATATGCAGTTGATAATTTAGTTGGAAGAATATCCGATTCCACACCAGAAATTTCTACATCATTCTTAGTGAAATACATTCCATGATTCTTATGATTTACCTTAATATGTAAACCATCACTAACTGTATTAGTCTGTACAATCTGGACATCTCCACCAGCAGCATAATTTAATTCCGTTGCCACACCCACAGATGCACTATTCTTATAGTAGAAGAGGGTATTAGCAGTACCAACTATAAAATTACCCTGAACATTTTCTAAAAGAAGTTCATTTGTACTACCAATAGAAGTAATAGAGAATCGAGCATTTCTGCCAACAGAAGCAAGTCCAACAGTTGTAATACCCAACACATCACCAACTTGATACCCTGTTCCTCCAATTGAAACGGTTGCAGCAATTGCAACTCCATTGGAAATATAAAGATCAGCAGTTGCTCCTCTACCATTACCAGTAACAGTATCAAGAACTACCCCATTAAACTGGAATTGTCCATCTAATGGAGTATATCCAATACCAGCATTAATAACATTCAAACTAGTGTATGCTGCACCTGCAACAGCAGCAAGATTACCTGTTGCATTAGTTCCTTCTTGATAGAAAGTATTACCCATCACATATCCATTATCTGCCACAGTAGTTCCTAAACCTACTCTTACTTGTCGAGAATATAATTCTAAAGGTTGAGGTATAAGTTGAGGAATTTGATCATTTCCTTGGGTTAATTGTGGACTATACACTTCAAAAGTTCCAGAATCAATAAATTCTGCTCTATACAAAGTATACTTTAAATCTTCCCACTGACTTGGTTCCCAAGTAGAAGCATTCTGTGACTTAAACATAGAACCCAATGTGGGTTGATTAGCAATATAATTACCTGTTAATATATCATTCTCCCCTACTCTTGATATATAAGCAGCATATTGAGATGAATTAGATAACATTACCATTGCATATTCTTGTCCACCTTCAAGGTATACAGGTGCATCAAATTCAAAAGTGGTTGCTACTGAACCATCAGCAGAAACATTAACTTGATCAGGATCTAATGCAACTTCACTAAGAGGAACGATATTCATCGTTGGTACTCCACCAAGCATAGTCCTTATAGAGAATATAACAGGAAGGTTATCAACTGATTTACTGGAGAAGAAAATATCACACTTAGTAATGAATACCCCAGTTTCATCATTAACCATAAAGGATTGAGCTAATGGATCTGGATTTGGCCAGCGATTTCGTCGTCTATTAGTAGCTGCACCCACTGAAGATCCTGTCGTTCTCCACTCCGAACCCAATGTTCTTGATGTGGATCTTTGATCACTAATATTATTAGTGATAATTCTTGCATTTCTAGTAGCAACAATAGTTTCTTGAATGGTTTCTAAGTATCCTATTGATGCAAAATCATCTTCAGCACTTGAAGTAGGATTACCCTCATTGTCTACATCACTAGTTAATCGGAATACTTTTTCACCTGCTGTAAATGATGGATGATTGGCATTATTAGGATCTGGAATAAAGAAAGATGCTCCTACAAAACCAGTTATATCAGAAACTAATCTTAAATTAGTTATTTTTGCCTGAGCACCACTAGATCTTCCTGTAAGAACCATACCATTGGACACCCACCCATAAAACTGTCCTTGTGCTTGTGCCGCAAGAGAGAATATATCTACATTTAATATAGTAGAAGTAGAAGAGTACTCAGATTGAACTATTTGACCACTTCCTAATGGGTTATATGGATTAGATCCATAAGTTTTAGTTGGTATATTATATGCCCCTTCTTTATGATTAGATTGTGCAACTCGGAAAGTTATATTTGGAGACTGTGAATTCCTATTGGAAATTAATGCTGCATTCTGCATTACACCTTCAACAGTTTCTCCTACTTGAAAAGTGCCTGTTGTCATTTCAATTTCCAAGAGTTTAGGTACACAATATTTGGATACATCAACCCCTTCAAAGAATGCATATAATCTTGTTAATGGTTTATTCTGTTGAGCAAGAACTTGAACATTACGACTTCTCATAAAGGGTATTACTTCCCTACTAACTAATCTATCTCCCTCAGATCTTCTTTGTGAGAAATCTTCAACAATTTGTCGTCTGGTACCTGTTCTGGTCATATTACCAGATTGGAAAGTCTCTAATTGACGAGATCTTGTTGTTGTCCTTCTTGTTACCCTAAAGTTTCCTTCTTGTCTTGTAACCGATCCACTGCTAGTTCTTGTCCCGCCAACCCATCTAGTTTGGTTTCCAGACCAGAATGTATTCCATGAACCCCATACATTAGGACCAAATCCATTTTGATCAAACCCTTGATTTGCTACAAGATTAGCAAATGTAGATGCAAAATTTCCTTCTTCAATAAGAACACGAGCTTCTATCCTTCTTGTATTAATCCAAGTATCCGATTCAGGAGTTAATTGAACCAAACCATTCCAATAAGCAACAATAAAAGGTGTTATAGATTCTGTTCTAGATCCAAATACTTGTTTTAAATACTCAGTTTCAGAATAATCTAACGTAATCATTTGAGAAGGATGCTTACGAATATTAATACCTTCAATAGTACTAAATTGTTCATCCTCTGTACTATCTACATTAACTACTGGTCCAAATTGTAAGTCAACTGAACTAGTGTAATGTTCTGGTCTTAATTCTTTACCTTCTCTATCAATACTATTTTTAACAGTAATATCAGTATCCTGTGCTTGGAAAGATTCAAAATTATCAACAAAGAATCCAGATTTAAACCTATCCAACCCATCAGAATCAGGAACAAAGAAACTAGAAGTATTAACTTCAAGTAAAGATAAAGCTGTATAATATTCTAAATTTTGAATTCTATTCTCCAATCTTTGGATATCTTTCATTTGATATCTCTTATATTCAAAGAAATTAATTACAGCATCAGTAACATTATATAAGTATGGAGGAAGTTGAGCAGTAGCCACTTCTATGGCAACATCAACGGGAAGAGGTCTTTCAGGTTTTTCTGCTGGTGTTCCATAAATTACTTGGAAATTGCCTTCCTTAGTTA